ATTTTTATTAATAAAAAAAAATAAATAAAAACCTTTAGTTTTTTTTTATTTTTTTTTTTTTACTTACAGATAAAAAAAACAAAAAGAAAATACATTATAAATAAAATAAGGAAAAAGATTAACTTGAAAAATCATCAAAAACTATAGGAATATGATTGTTGTGGTATATACAACTTATAGGAATATGATTCTTTTTTATCTTTGATAGTTACTATTTTTGACTGTTTTTTAAGAAACCCCGCGACTTTTTCTCGTCGTTTTTTAACAATATTCTGTTAGGGATGGTGACGTGTTACAATTCACATGAAGGGTGAATTTTCAAATTTACCCATTTACTATCTATTCATCCCCCCTAACTTGTTTTCTTATCATTCAAAGAAGGGGGCGATGATGTCTTGATTTTAGGTATTAAAAAAGGCGCCTAGGTGCATTATTAAACCTAGACGCCATCTTTAGTCTTTTATATTACCACATGTTTTTGCATCCGTACCATGCCGCCCATCCTCTGTTTTTGTATATATCGTATCCTACTCTTATATTATTCTCTGGATTTTCTAGCCATTTCGCGAATTCCTCGTTATCTGTAAACCCGTACTTGGTTTTGTGAATGCTGTTGATTTGCATTACTCCGCTGTCGATTGATCCATTAGTGTTATAATTTCGCGCCTTGTTCGATAGCTTGGCATTCTCCCCAACTCCTCCGTCTCCTGTGATGCACTTTAACGCATCTTTAGCATCTGAACCGAAGTAGTCATATATGATTTCGGTTGGACTTCGCCCAGCTACTACTATTTCTTTGTTTCGATATATTACATCCACTATTTTATGCTCGTACTTTTTAGCTGATAGATTAACTGTATCTACACTAGCGCCCAGCACCGAACCTTTGGGGATTGGAGATACTGCCGTATACGTAGGTTTTCCACCGAACCAATATATTGCAGACATCAATGACAACATTATTACAAGTTTGAAAGCCACCAAGAATTGATGCTCAACCCATTGCATAGGAGTCCTTCGTTTTACGCGATATTCTTTCAAATAAAACCAATCGCTTATTTTGGTTTTTAACTTTCGGTTTTTAGGCATAATAGGTAACGCTTTTCTTTTCTTCTCTTGTTTCCACTGTTCACGTGGTGATGGGAAGATAAGTTTAGCGAATTTACTTATTGTTATGTTTATATAGTTTTTCATTTTATTTTTTAAATTAAATTACTTTTGCGGAGATACGCTCCCCGCGGGCGGTTTAGAAAAATCTTTCGTTCATAGGTACCCCATCAAGAGCTATTATGTAGCTTTCTATGCGTTCATATTCTTCATAATAGTCTCGATATCCGTTAGTGTGGCTATGTGCCTGGTTTGTGTCACCCGTGTATGTGTATGTATTATCTCCTTTCCCTTTGTTTTGGTTTATTAATTCTCTTGTTTTTTTCCTTATTATAATTTTTTTATCATTTTCATCATCGGGCATACAAAATCGGTTGGTATATTCTTTTATTATTTCGTCATTGTTTAAATAAATCGCTTCCACTGTTTTTCTTTTATATCCATATTCATTTTTTGGTTGATATTGTATTTTAATTTTAACTATGTCACCTGTTTTGTAATTTTTCATTTTTGTTTTCATTTTATTTTTTAAATTAACTATTTTTCATAGATCCAGAAGGCAGATTTGCTTTTTTATCTTTTAACCCGAGATGTTTCGGGTGGGCTTTATCTGCTTTCCTTATCTATATGTATAATGTAACACTTATGTATTAAAGTGTCAACAGGTAATTACATATTGTAATTATACCCCAAGTCGCATACACAATGGTGCTGTTTTTTCAAACAAATTGCTTAGGATTGATCTGGTGGCATGATATACTTTATATATGAACAACATTCTACTAATTATTACAATAGTTATTACAATAACTTTACTTTTTACACACTTATACATATCTATTGTAGTCAAGAGTACGCTATATAGCAGAATACGAAGATTAGAAGACCGGTCAGATGTGTTAGAATCTGCAATTAACAAGTTAATTAAAATTGATAAAAAATGATTACGCATTTAGAAATATCAGATGGTAGGTTGTTTATTGTATATAACGGGAGGCTGTTTCATAGGAACATTAAAGCTGGACGATGGAATGAGATAAAACCTCCTAAGTTAATATCGAAGAAGAAGGGCGCAGGAATTTACAAACAATTAGATAAGAAACAAGAAACAAAGAAACGTGAGGAGGAATTTGATAATATGTTAAAAAATTTGTAAAAGATTATGGAGCGTATAAAAGCTTTAACCAAGAAAAAAACAGGAATAACAAAAAACGGTAAAAAGATAGGAAGACCTACAAGGATAGACGCTGCGTGTGAAAGAAAATTGATCGACGCATTCAAAACGGGTGCATCGGCTGAACAAGCGTGTGCGTATGCTGGAATAACTTCTAAGACATTTAGAACCAAAAAGCAGAGTGATGAGCGTTTTTACCGTGAGATAAAAATTGCACAAAGTTATCCCGCTATGCTTGCTAAGAATCTCATCTTTAAAAAAATCCGCGATGGATCTGATGTTAACGCTCGTTGGTGGCTAGAAAAAAACGAGTACAATAATAACAACAATAATACAAACGTGCAAGTTAATATCACAGGACACCATAAGCATATAGAGACAAATTTTATAGAAGACAGGGAGAATGGGGACAATTAGAACTATCAAGTACAAGGAGTTCATAGAAGAATATTTTTTGATAAGAAATAAAAAGTCGGAAGTTGTACCTTTTAAGTTCAATGTTGTCCAGCATACATATTACAATATGCTTAACGAAGAACACCCGAATATGCAAGGTGCAAGGCAAATCATACTCAAGGCACGCCAAGAAGGGTTTACATCGTTTATTTCTGCTTTGTTTGCTACTGATTTTCTTTTTAGACCGAATAGTGTTTCTGTGATAATTGCCCATGATAGAGAGACAACCAAGAAGATTTTCAAGAAAATACATTTTTATCTTGACTCGTATTGTCATAAAGCATTTGGGCAGGATCGTAATGTAATTTTAAAGACAAACTCGGATACGTCGCTTGAAAACAATATAAATGGTGCACAATTTTATATTAGAACAGCTGGGGCAAAGGTAGGTGCTAGGGGTGATACGGTTAACAATCTGCATTTTTCTGAGTGTGCTTTTTACCCTGATACTGATATTATTACAGCAAAAGAAATTGTAGAAGGATCATTACAACAGGTGCCACTTGGTACAGGTATGGTATTTATAGAGTCGACGGCAAACGGTGTAGGTAATTATTACCAAAAGACATGGGAGCTTGCTAAGGCTGGTTCTAGTACATATACACCACGTTTTTTTAGCTGGCATGATTTTCCTGAATATACAGACGAATACATGGAAAGAAAACGCAAGGAGTTTTCGAGTGAGGCAATGTTCAAGCAAGAATATCCTGCGACGGAAAAAGAAGCTTTCATATTATCAGGGTCTGGGTTCTTCGATTCCGCTACACTATTTGCAATGCAAGATGATATAATCGACCCGATCTATTCAGGTGATTTATTATCTATTAATATATGACAAAGCCGTACAGACTGTATAGGATACCGAAAAAGGGGGAGAAAATAGTAGTTGGCGTAGACACTGCCGAGGGTGGTGATTTGTCAACCGCCGTTTTCAAATCTGTTAATAAATATGACTCATTCATGGTATTGTCTGGACATTTTTCTAGTGCTGAGTTCTCGCCATTACTGATGCGTGGTTGTAGATTTATACAAAAATTGGTAGGTAGAGCGCCACTTGTTGCTATTGAAAGGAATATGGGAATGTCAACGATTAACTATTTTATGGAGACAGATTATCCGAACCTGTACCGACAAGAGGCGTATGATTCAACGGTTAAAAGATATGTGTCACGTGTTGGATGGGTTACGACAACTCCGACGCGCCGTAAAATGTTAGACGAGCTTTCGATGGCATACAATGAGAAGCAAACAAGGGTATACGATCAGGCTACGTTAGATCAATTGTTAACATTTATAAGAAAGCGGAAAACGGGCAAGCCTGAAGCAGAGGTTGGATGCTATGATGACTTGGTTATTGCAGAGGCAATAGCACACCAAGTAGCTTTGACAGCAAGAACGACCGATTTTGCTGGTGTAATAAGTACAGCTGTGCCGACTGTAAAGATACATCATACACTTGACACATACAATTTGGACGCCTTGGCGAAGGACACACAAAGAAAAGTTAATTGGAAAGGTATTTAATGATATACTATTGATATGTCAGATATAAGCTCTACCGATATGTGGTTGTCATTTGATATAAATGATGACAGCATAAAGATAATTCATTGTTGGAAATGTTCAAAGATTCTTTTTAAGACTGTAAAGGGTGTAAGATTACTTGTACCGTCATATTCGATATCAGCATCAGAGAACAAGAGACAAAATGACATTGTAGAAGCGTCAATCATTGACAAGAAAGAAGACCCGATCATTTTAAGATGCAAGCAGTGTAAACATCAGTTTAATATAAGATAATGTTAAGTTTTCAAGATTTATGTACAAGATGCCAAGAGATGTTAGGTGATAATGCAACTGCTGATTTGACAATAATAAAAGACTACATCAACCAGGGTAAAGATGAACTATTTGAGATGTTTGGTAAAACAGTACAAGAAAAGTCAGCATCGTTAACATCAGTAGCAAGCCAAAAATCTTATGACCTGCCAATTAACTTTTTACGTGTTAATACTGTGACTTATTATGATGGCAGTACAACATATCCAGTCAACTATATAACAGACAGAGAACTATGGAATGCATTGTTCATTACGGAACATACAAGTTCAATCCCAACATCATATTTCATAGATCTTGGATTCGGACCTGCTGACGCTACAATAGAATTACATCCAATACCAGCGGAATCTGGTCAAACAATAACAGTCCAATATACATCAATGGCAAAGGATATGACAAAAGATGACATAACGGATGGTACAGTTACAGTAACAAACGGGTCGACAACTGTTACAGGTGCTGGAACGTCATTTGAATCATTATCAATTGGTGATTATTTTACGGTAACAAGTGACGGAGATTATTATAAAATATTAAGCGTAGACTCAACAACACAGATCACATTGACTAGAAGCTACGAAGGAATGGGGCAAAGTGGTGTGTCATATAGAATAATAGAAATACCACCAGTGCCAAAAGGGTTACAGATTGCTTTGGTGTATTATGCTACAGCACACGTTGCAATGATAAACAACACTACAAAGAGATACACTGATTTTATTAATTTGTACAATACACAGGTTGAGAAATATAAGGCAGAATATAGCAAAAGGAATGTATCATCGATTATATCAGGTAATACGGGTTATTCATTGCAGAACCCTAACTATACGCCACGTGTTATTACATAGCTTGCGTAGAGTCAAATAGTGCGATAGACTGTGTATAAGTCAATCAGACACCTTTATAGTTGGTGTCTTTTTTTATATATATTATGGCAAGATTTGGATTATCACAACCTAGCGGGTATGAACAGTTTGGCGGTCCCAGTGGACCTATATTCGAAAAAAAGAAGAAAAAAGTAGCTTCGGTTCCAAAACCCCCTTCTGTTCTTGGAACATCGACAACACGGCAAGTAGGTCCAGTATATGGACCACAACAACAATTTGGTCCACAACCAGCACCGAAAACAGCAACTCAAACAAGTGGCGGAGTTTCAACATATCAAGGAGGTCCAACTACAGATTTTGACAAATACAGGGCATTGATAGAATCAAGAGACGCACAACAAAGAAAGGATCGTGAAAGGATGTTAGAGGCAGACAGAAAAAGTAGAGAAGAAGCAGAAGAAAGAGCACAACGAATTTTTGATGAGCAACAGAACCAATTGGGGTCAGCACAACAAAATCTTTTATCTCAATTATCTGGGTTAGAATTGCCAGAAAATATTTTAAGTTCGTTGAGTGAAGAAATGGGATTAGAGAGTGCGCGAACAGGTGTTCAAGGGTTACGGGAGCAAATAAGTAGGATACAAGGACAATTAAGAGGGTTGCCAGAAAATTTACAATCACGAATAAGTAGATCAGGATTGACAGAAGGACAAAGACAAGCATTGTTAGGAAAAGAAGAAAATGTATTTAGAAAGAGATTGGGAGATGTTTCTGGAGTTTATGAAACTGCCGTTGCAGGTTTAGGAGATATAAGAGGTGACGTTCAGAGTCAATACCAAGCCGCATTAAGAGGGCAAGAACAAAAACTACAACCATTTAAAACGGCTGTTGATTATGCGAGAGAAAATGCTGGTAATGTATTTAACCAAGCAAATGAAAGGATTGCAAGGCAATTAGCTAACTTTGATGTGAACAGAGAAGCTAGCTTAAACGCTTTAGCTGATAAGTTCACAAGGCTTGGGGCTTTGGATAATGCAGAGTTACAAGAATTATCGGATTTAGCTGTTTCAGAGAGGAAGTTTATAAACGGTGGAGCAACAGGAGGAGTTGCTGGAGGTATATTTAGTGATCCTGAGATGCAGGCTTTGTTAAGAGGGCAACAACAAACATTGGGTGGGGCAGGACAAACCTTCGCAGTACAAGAAGCACAACAGCCAAAAGGAACTATAGATGAGTTTATCAGTACTTACTAGACAAGATGGGATACACACCAGACATACAAGCTAGAATAGATAAAGCGACTGTTGATGCTCGTAGGGCTGGATATGATGAGCAAGAAATTAAAACGGCAATAGTAAAGCGTTTTGGCTCGGAGCCCACTAGATTCCAAGGACAAAAAATGCGTGCGGATCAAGGTCTTGTTAAGAACATCTTAACTGGAATAAAAGAATCAGTAGCACAGCCAGCCAGATTAATAGGTGGAGCAGGTTACGAACTTGGGCGTGCTATTAGTGGTGCTGTAGGTCGGCCTATGGCTCAGCAAAATCCATTTTTAAGAGAAGAACAATTAGCAAACCCAATGGCAGAAACAGGCAGAGCACTAGCTAATATTGCGTCATTTATACCAATTGGTGGTGGTGTTAGTGCTGTTGGCAAGGTAGGTAAGTTTGTGCCAGGAACAGCACAATTAGCAAAAACACTTGGAAAAGGTGGAGTAAAGAAATTGGCAATGGGTGGTGCACTAGGTGCGGGATTCGGAGAAGCTGGATTAGAAGACTCAAGTGTTGAAAGTATATTAAAAGCTGCTGCATTTGGTGGGGTTACTGGTGGTGTGTTGGGGAAACTGGGACAATCAAAGTCTTTGATACGTCAGACTGGTAAAAAAGCTGAGAAGATTGGTGAAGACTTAGCTACGCGTAGTTTTAGATTTAGCCCAACACAGAAAACAAAATTTGAGACAAAGGTGTTAAGAGGGAGAAGTAGCATGGGAAAATTCATACAGCAAGAGAATTTGGCAGGTAAATCCTCAGATGATATAAGAAGAACGGTTATAGATCCGTTGCAAGGTGAATTTGATAAGCGTGTAATTGAGTCGGGGAAAACAGTAAAACCACAAAGAGTATTTCATGAATTCGATACATCAATTAACAAGTTAGAAGATGCAGGCGCGATGAATTCGCCACAGGGACGTAAATTGATAAACTATATGAAAGATGAAAAAGAAATATTTTCAAAAATGCATGGGGCTAGAGACTCAATACCAATTTCAGAAATAACACAAATACGCAGACAACTTGATAAAGCAATCCCAGATGCTAGATTCGCTGATCCTGTATTAGATTCACAGTCTAGAGCACATGCTGATGTATTCAGAAAAATACAGAGCGATGTTGGTGGGACGCGTAAGATAGGGCAGAGATTAAGCAAATTGAGGTCATTTGAGAAGATTGCAAGACAGCAGGAAAATCTAGGAACAGGAACAGGGTTGACGCCTTTGAGAAGTACCATGGCAGCAAATGCCGGTGGAGTTTCAGGATTTGTTGCAGCAACGGCAGCTAATGCGCCAGGTGTGCAAAGTTTGGTAGGAAAAGGACTTGTAAAAGGCGGACAGAAATTGCAACAAGCTGGAGTAAAAGAAGCAGGACAACAAATCCCAATACCACTATTACAAGCACTTGGAAGGACTGGTGGGCAAGTATCAACACAAGGTGTGTCGAGACAAACACCACAACAGTTGCAAGAACAGCAGAGACGGTTTGAAGAAACAGGAGAACGAGACGGACAGATTTTTAGAGGAGCTGGTTTACCTGGTACTACAGCACAAGCAAACATATTTACGCCACAAGTGATACAACAGATGGTAATGCATGATTTGCAAACCACTGGTGGAAAGAATCTTAGTAAAATAACAGCAATACAAAAGCTGGTTGGTACAACTGAGGGAAAAAAGGGTGTGCAGTCACAGATGGACATGAAATTCGCACTTGCAAAGGGTGCAGCACGTGATGCATTAAAGATAATCGAAACTACTCCTGATCTTAAAACAGGAGAACTTGGCACGAGAATCGATATAGCTAAGGGCAAAATACTTGGGAAAGCTACCCCAACGTCAGGTTTCCGCGCTCAAGTTGGATGGGTAAGGAGTATGATACAGAGTATAATTTCTGGAGCAGCGCTTAGCCCGATTGAAATGGAATCATTAAGACCGTCGGTACCGCAGGACTTAGATAGTCCAGCATTAATTAAACAGAAAATGGAAACGCTTGTAAAACGATTAGATGATATACAACAAGCACGTGGCGGAAGCATTCGAGATGAAGCTATAACGGGTGAACAAAGTTTAATAAATACAGCAAGTGGTTTATAATACAATATTATAATGTACAATAATTCAGGTTTACATAGAAACCAAGCAAACACATTTGATACAAACCAACAAGATCAACAGATTGATGAAATACCAGAATTGAAGATAGATATTAGTGACAGAGATTTTCTGTCATATATGAATAGAATAACATCACAAGCAAAAGCTGAATGGTCTAAACAGCGTATTGACCAGAAAAGGAAACAGAGTAAAGCTTATTGGCTCGGTCAACAACTAGGGGAAGATAACAGAGATGGGTTGTTGAATTGGCAACCGACTTACATGGATAACATTATATTCAGGAACACGGAGACGATAATCGCAAACGCGCTTAGTAGATTACCTACTGCAGTAGCAATCCCACCATCAGGGACAATTGAAAGTAAAAAACTAGCAAAGATAATAGAGAGAAAGTTAAACAAAGAGATAAAGGGTGCTAATATGCGACATGTTTTAAGACAAAGTACAAGGCATCTGTTGGTGTTTATGCTTGGGGTTATCAAATACAGGTGGGACCCTACACAAGATCAAGGCGGAGAAATTGAATATGATTATGTTCACCCAGAAGATATATTAATAGATCCACGAACAAACGGAAAAGATAACCCACGTTTTGTTATTCAGTATCTTGAGGAACCGTTAAAGGTGATATTAGCTAAGTTCCCAAAGAAAAAAGATGAGATGTTTAATGTTCTTGGAATAAAAGCAGGAACACAAAACCAACTTATGTCAAACATACGGTATGAAGAGATATGGTTTACATGGTATGACGACGACGGGACGCCATTCGAAGGTGTAGCTTGGAAATACCAACATGTTGTATTAGCTAAGATAAAAAACCCTAACTGGGATTACATGGGTGGAGAGAAAGCTAATTTGGTAGGTGATGTTGAATTTAAATATAACAACTTCTTGCCACGACAAGCAAAACCATTTATATTCATGAATTATCTAAACCTTGGTAGGAGAACAATAGATGACACGTCATTAATACAACAAAATATATCTTTGCAAGATACAGTAAATAAACGAGGTCGACAAATAACGCAACTTGCTGATACAGCAAATGGTAAGTGGGTTGCAAGTGTTAGTGCATTTGATTCACAAGATATGGCAAGACTTGTCAATGATGACCCGACTCAAACAATATTGGTTAATGGTAGACCAGCGGATTCCATAACAAGAGTACCGGGACGTGGTCCAGACAATTCATTGTTTACAGCTATGCAGGGTAACATAAACTCAATGAATGAAGGATTTGGTACGCATGGAGCTATAAGAGGAGCGGTTGAAACCGATGTTGCAACAACGGCGCAAATATCAAGGGAAGGGGATATTACCAGAGTTGATGATCTTGTATTTGAAGCTATAGAGAGAGCGGTAAATAGTATTGCAAATACTATGGTGCATATGATGAAGATTTACTATACAGAAGATCATTATATTAGAGATATTGGTCCAGACGGCAGAATAGTACATAATTCTATATCTAATGACAAGATAGAAGATGGTGTTGAAATATTTGTAAAGGCATCTACAACGGATAAACAGACAACAGGGGCAATAGCTAGGGAGCTAATTGGTGCTGGTCAAATTGATCCGTTGACATTGTTTGAAGATTTGGACATGGAAAACCCAATGGAAAGAGCAAAGCGATTGATGTTATTCCAATCTGACCCGCTGAAATATATGGAGGAAGTACTTGGAATGAACACAGGGCAAGCAGGGCAGGCTAAGAAAGATATTGACATGTTAAAAGAAGGCAAAATGCCAAAACTGCCTGACCCTGTAGATGAAGAATATTTGTCATTGTTAGGTGATTTCGTTGAATCTACTGAATTTAAACAGTTGGAACAAGAGATACAAGCAAATGTAATAGAATATATGCAAAGTGCAATTGAAGCTGGACGTTCAAATGTTGGAGTAGAACAGCAATCACAAGAGGAAGAACAAGAACCTGTGATATAATATTTGCATGTCAGAAAACACCAATCAGGGGATGACAGAAACCCCACAACCACAGCAACCACAGCAACCACAGCAAGATATGTCTGAATACGATAACCGGATATCACATCTTAATGCACAACTTGAATCACAGCAATCGACCATAGACGAGTTAAATGAAAGGATGTCTAATCAACCAGTGATAACATATCCAAGTCAACCGAAAAGTAATGATGAACGATGGAATGATAACCCTGAGATGCAGGAAATTAAAGATTGGATAGCGAAAGACATTTATTCTACTTTAGATCAGAAACGCCAGGATGCTGACAATAAGATAGCAGAACAGCAGGCTGAGATGACAAAAATTGAAAAGGCAAGGGCAAGCAAAGCAATGAGCGAGTTTGATGTTCTTGAAAAAGCAGGCAAGATACCAGCATTGCCAGCAGATGCAGGTACAGACCATGAAGGTTATAAGGTGAGAACTGAAATAATAGAGCGAGCCAAAGAGTTTAGAACAGCGAGTGGTGAACTACCAGATTTATCTGTTGTATATGATAAAGTCATGAATAACAAAAGACAACCAGTAGGTGCAAGAGCACCAATTGGTGGTGGAAGTAACGCAACAAAGATGGGGGCAAGTGAGAAAACAAATGGATACAATCCAAAAGAAAGTATAGAAGATGCAGAGGCGAGATGGTTTCCCGAGATACATGGTGGTTGACTTTAGCACAAAAATCCATTTATAATACATATAAGCTTTATTAATAAGTTGACAAATTGCAAATAGCAAACAGAAATGTGAGCTATTTATATTGCAAGTAAATTTGTATTAGAAATAATATGTCAACATCATTAACTGAACGAGTCTTATCTTTCACACAAACAGAATTATTGCCTAGAGTAGTCGATAATATTTTAAGTACTTCCGTATTAACTGGAAGATTACTATCACAATCAAAACCATGGGTAGGTGCACAAATGTACCGACCAGTTAAGTATAAAACAACAGGACAAGGTGGTTCTTTTAGTGGGATGGGTAATTTCGATACCGCAGCAACAGATACTACAGTAAGAATGAGCTATGATTTAAAAGCTTATGAGCAACCAATTGTAATTCCTGGATTAGACAGGTTACTAAACACTGGTGCAGCACAAATGACTGACTTAGTAAAGTACAAGATGGAAGAAGTAGCACAGGAATCTGCGCAAAACATTACATCAATGCTTTATGGTGATGGTACAGGAAACAGTGGTAACGATTTCAATGGATTAGAAAACCTAATTGATGATGGAACGATTGCAAGTACAATTGGTGGATTATCAAGAGCTACTTATCCAGTATTAAGTTCTACTGTTGTAGACAGTGGAGGAACAATCTCGCTAGATAAGATTGGTACAATGATTTCAACAATTTCGGCAGGAACTGTTGGAGCACAAAGACCAACACTTATCATTACTACAACAGAGATTTATGATTTACTAGAAACACTATTTGCTCCAACAATTCAAGGGAATTATGATGCGTTAACGTATGTTAAGGTAACAAATACTTCTAAAGCTCCTATTAAGAGCGCAGAATTCAGCGGGGGAATGGGATTTGAAGGTTTAATGTATAGAGGAATCCCAATTGTAAGAGACCCTTCTTGTACACAAGGAACAATGTACTTCGTCAATGAAAATTACATAGAATTCAGAGCAAAGAGCGACCCAAGCATGAAACAGATTGGTATTAAGAATGTAGCGTTGGATTCAGCGGTAACACCAGAGAGTACAAGAAACATAGGATTTAACTTCAGTGGCATGTTAAAACCTACCAACTCATACGGTGAAGTAGGACATCTATACTTGTTTGGTGAATTAATGACTTGGCAACCACGTAGACATGGAAAGATTACAGGTATTACAAGTGTATAGTTTTTTAAATAAAAGAAAAAATGGCTAAAGCAAAAGCACCACAACAAATAGTAACAATTCACGCACACGAAACGGAAGTTTCTAGGAGTATGCCTCTTGGAACAAAAGTTTACGGAGCAGATGGAACAATCTACAGATACGCGAAAGCAGGAGCTAGCGCAATTTCTGCAGGGAAACTACAACTAGCACCAGCGCCGAAGACAAATCATCACAATATTGCAGTTGCAGTATCAGCAGAAGTTAACGATGTTTATGTAACAGTAACGTTAGGAGCAACATTAGCAGTAGCTAACGAATATGCAGAAGGATGGTTGATAATAAGTGATGCAGCAGGTGAAGGATACAGATACCAAATTGATTCGCATCCAGCAGCAGACGCAAGCGCAACATTGAAATTGAAGTTAAAAGATTCCGTAATGGTTGCATTAACAACTAGCTCAGAAGCAACACTAGTTCACAATGCATGGAATGGAACTGTAGAAGGTACAAGCACAACACGACAACCAGCAGGAGTAGCAGAAGTTGCAGTAGAAGCAGAACACTACTACTTATCATTGGTAAGAGGTGTTGTAGGGGTATTAGCAGATTCGACTATAACATTAGGGGATACTGTGGTAGCAGGAAGTGCAACAGCAGGAGCAATTGATTCCATGTCAGATACACCTGCAACAGCGATAGCACAAATAGCCGTTGGAGAAGCAATTGTTGCAGGAGTTGATACAGAATACAGACCAGTGTTAATTAATATTGATTGATAAAACGTAAAGTCGTCTAGTTAAGTACAAAAAAACATGTTAAATATTAAACATTATATACCGTTATTCGCGTTCAACAACGAGTTAGAGATTCCAAATGACATTACATTTTCAGGGAGTTTAACCCTTGAAGGTGGGATAGATCTTACAGATTCATTAGGTAATACAAAAGCTGGTGAAGGTGCTGGTGAATCTATTACTACTGGAACTAATAACAGCGCTTTTGGTAAGAATTCACTATATTATAATACGACTGGTGATGACAATTCAGCTATAGGTATTAATTCATTGTTTTCGAATACATCAGGTAGTGAAAACTTGGCAACGGGTGCAAACGCCCTATTTGCAAATACGACAGGAAGTTATAACTCAGCGATTGGTTTATACTCATTACGATATAATACTTCTGGTGTAAGAAACTCAGCATCAGGATATTTAACATTGGCTGCTAATACTACTGGCGGATACAACTCAACTTTCGGTGGATTGGGGTTGTATACGAACACCCAAGGAAGTTATAACTCATCATTGGGTTACAACTCTGGAGCTGGTATTACAACTGGAAGTAATAATACAATATTAGGAGCAAGGGTTACTGGTTTGGATGCTGCACTCTCAAACAATGTAATATTGGCAGATGGAGCAGGAAACATCAGGTTCCAAGCAGATGATACTGGAGCAATGGTATTGAATGGAACGGTTAACATTGATGCTGAAACAGCAGTAACAGCAGGAGGAGCAGTAGCAGGAACAATCGGAACGTCAGGACCACAAATAGCATTTGGATCGGGAGCGCCAACCGTGTCAGCAGCGCAAGGATCTGTTTATTTCAGAACAGATGGTAGCGGAACAGCAGACAGAATGTATATAAATACAGACGGAGCGACTACTTGGACAAACGTAACTACAGCAGCATAAGAAATAATCTAAACAACTAGTGTCACGCCATTGTCATGTGACACTAGTTATTATTGTGATATAATATCGATATGACAAAAGATCAAAAAGATCAACCAACCAATCAACCTAGTTCAAATACCCACAAAGAAGATGCAATGGCAGTAAAAGATCAAGAAGCTAAGCAGAAACTTGCTGAAGCGACTCAATTGTTACGAAATGAACAGCAACTAAGGATAAAGCAATGTGAAATAGAGGTTAATGCAGTTTTACAGAAATATGGTTGTAGATTGCAAACAACTACAACAATAGGTGTAACAAGATGACAGATCTCGAAATAGAAAAAACGATCCCGTTTTGGGATGGGGATGAACGAGATTTGATTCTTATTAAAAATATAACCCAACAAACAATCACATCATACTGGGATATATCTAATAACAAAAATCAAAGACCAATCAAGATAGAACCTGATGGCACAAGTGTGTTGCCAAGGTATAAAGCACGTAAAATAGCGACAGAAATAGTTAACGCAGAAAAGAACAGAATTGTTGAAGAGAAAAAGGTAATGTTTGCGTCATTATCGGGTGAAGAACGAGACATGTATAAAAGAACATTTGTTAAGGTATGGGATGCTGATAATGTAGAGCAACATGAGAAAGAAGTAAGTGACGAGCGTGAAGAATTACTTGGAAACCTTGGAATAACAGAAAGCATTGTAAAACCAAAAGTAAAGAAGTTGTCGTCAATAGAGATAGGAAAACGAAAAAAACTACTTAGAAAGCAATTGGAAGACTCAGGTATTCCATTGCCACAGAAAGTAACATTAGAGGACATGGAAAGAATGATAAACCCTTGAAACTCCGCCAAGATACATAAATATTATGATATACTTTTAGTATAATATTTGTATTTCAATAATCTATGGCAAACGGAATGTATGATGCAAGGCTTAATAAATATCGTGATAAGGAACTGTCCTCTGTGAAAGGATGGGCAGAAGGTCATGGATTCACTACGGGAGTAGACCCAAAGATGCCATTTGTCACTGTTGGTAGGTCAAATGCAGATTACATAACTGATGGCGTTGATGATCAAGTCCAGATCAATGAAGCGATAAATTTCATGTATGATAACCATGGTGGTGGAGTTGTTTATTTGAAAGATTTAGGCCATTATTCGATATCAGCATCAGTGTTATTGCGCAACGATATAGGATTGCGTGGTAATAATAAACAAGAAACCTACATTATAGTTGCTGAAGACCCATCAAATCCAGGATATTTGTATGACATCAACGGTATAGAGGTGTCACGACATGGTGCTGGTGTTTTGCGTACCAAAACAGGGTACGGGAAGATCAGTTCAAGTGGAACAACTGTAACAGGTGCTGGTTCGCAGTTCATCCGTCAAATGTCACTTACAGGAGAAAGCACGATAATTGCTGATGGACAGACCAAAACTGTGGTGTCAATTACTTCTGACACAGAGTTAACTATTGATTCTGCATTCACTACGTCATTATCTAATGAAAATTACCAAGTAACTGCTAGAAAACGTACTGCTAATGGTTGTTCCATTCGTGATTTGTGGGTTATTGCATCTAGCTATGGTAGCTTTACACACCCAGCAGACTTGCATATATATGGACACACAGGAAACGCATTGTGGGGATGTATGGACTTATTGCATATCTCGGAGTGTAACTTTGCAGGTAGAAACTCGGGAGTAGCATGGCAACCGTACTGTCTAGGCGGTGGTGGATTCATGGGATACATTTCTAGTAGTACAGTAAGCGGATATGTTGGCGTTAATGTTGGTGGACAATATGACTCATGGATCACGGACAGTTTCATTTCTGGGCTTAAGGCTGGGGTAGGTAACTACGACGGTGCTACAGAATTAAGGGTTTCAGATAACCACATTAACGCTGTTGGACATTGTATATATTCGCTTGGTGGTTCACGTGTGCGTGCGACAGGAAATGTGTTCGAAAATCCCCAATCAACTGCTGTTGTGTTATATGCGTGTAATACTTCGCAGATTACTGGAAACAAGTTCTACCAAACGAAAACATGTGAAGTGGGTACTGGAGATGTTTTATCGATATATGCAGGTGACGCTTGCACTGTAACAGGCAACATTTTCACAGTTATAAATCCTAACTCTTTTAGATCTATAGTATCATATGATGGTGTTGACGGTTTGGCGATAACAGGTAATACATTTTATTACTCGAATGACTTTGGCTACCGTGGTGATGTAGCAGATAAATCGATCAAAGATATCAATTCAGTTGCTAGTGTCAATGTGTCAATAATGGGTAACACGTACAAGAACGTGCAAACTTCGGCGTCTGAAACCATAACACGTGTAGGGATTAATACAAGTAGATCTAAATATCAGCTTGGGATTGCTTCGCAGGAAATTGATTCACCAGTATGTGAACCAGCATGGTTACTTGTAAACAAGCGCGTAACGACTAGCGGAACATCAGTTACAAGTACTGACACAGACGCACCGTTTTCTGGGTTAGTTGTTGGTGATTTTATTGAGGTAGTACATGGAAGGGCACCAGATCCAGACATACACCTATATGGAACAGCAAGAAAGATTGTGACTAAGACAGATGATAACAACATTGTATTAGACGCAGTAGCAGTAGCATATACTGATGCCGACGGAATACATGACAAGTTCTACACTCAAAAAACATCATACAGAACAAAAGTTTTAACCTCTGGATCGAGTACAACGGTTACAAGTGAAACCGCAGGGGATGCGTCTTTTAGAGACATAGTAACAGGAAGCGAAATAACAGCTAACTCGCTGACAAGAACAGTGGTAGCAAAAGCAAGTGATGATTCTATTACAGTGGATACCGCTGTAGACTGGAGTTCTGGATATGAATTTACATACAAAAATCCTTTTATGAATATGGGAGGATTTGAAACAGGGGTCAACGGTGAACTACGTATCCCAGATGGGATTACCGAACCTCCAGCAATAGCAGGAAATGCACAGCTTTATGTTGATACAGCTGACGGAGATTTGAAGGTTAAGTTTGGAGACGGGACCGTAAAAACAATTGTAACTGACACCTAAAAGTTTAAACAATTATGATATACTTTAAATATGACAAATGCAAAAAGAGACGGTAATCATGTACCAGCATTAACGGCAGTATCTACTACAGATGGTGCAATAGTTAGAGTAACAGCAGACCCTACTACAGGGGCCTTGCAAACATCAACATCAGTTGGCGGGATTGATTCATACGCAATAAATGACACTGAAAACGCAACAGATACATTAGAATATATAGGGAGAGAAAAAAGTGGCGGGAATTATCTAATACAGTCAATTGACACATCATCTGGATCAGGAACTGAGGTTAGATATGCAACAATAGTTAACAACCCAAGTGTAAATACATATGCCACAGCATGGGCGGGGAGAGCTGGGTTAACTTATGACCTATATAGTATTGCGTTCTAATGTACCACGTAATAATAAATTTCTACGATTCACAAGACACAGTAACTAAGGCATATAATGGTGTTATTACTATTGATTTAACTGATACTGACATTGATCATGCAGTTAACAGGGCTAAGACAATAGCTAAAAAAGATTACATAAACAAATCACTGTATTATGTTGTCTCAATAATAGAAAAAAGCGACTAAAATAATGATATACTAAAAGTATATGAACCTACCAAGCAACGCAATTATCATATGGGGTGGGACTAATGCATCTATACCTGCTGGAACAACAAGAGAAACACAGTTAGATGGTAAATTCATAAAGGGTACTGCAACAGCTATAGATCCAAATGTAACTGGCGGTAATGCAACACATACACACACAACACCATCACATACACATACACTTGTCGCACATACACATTCAACTTCATTGAGTGCTGCATCTGGAGGGAATAAGGATAGTGGGTTCTCTTCACAAGGTGGCGCGCCACATAATCATACGCATGCAGATATAACATCTGGAGCAGTTAGTAATGCGACAGTAAGCAGTGAAACGCCAACAACTGGAACAGAATCTAATAATCCTCCATACTACGAGGTTATTTTCGTCAAGAGCGATGGTACAACTGGAATCCCAAATGATTGTATTGTGTATCAGCAAAGCACAACAATACCATCAGGGTTTAATATAACTGATGGAACGAGTGGAACAATCAACTTAATAGGAAAGTATTTAAGAGGTGCACCAGCGTCTGGAGATGCCGGTGGTACTGGTGGTAGCACTACAAACACGCATACTTTACCACATGGGCATAATACTTCGCATCAGCATGTGTCAGCAAGCACAGGCGGGATAAATAGTGTAGAAAATGACACTGATACTGGAACTAATGATATGGTCAGTTCTTCGCATACACACACAGTCAGCTACAATGCATACGCGACAACAACAACAGACACACCAGCAATTATTACATCTGAAATTGTAGAACCAGAACATACAGAAATGATAGCCGTGCAGAATATATCTGGTGGAGTAATAAGTGTGCAACCAAACGCAATTGTTATGTGGCTTGGAACGTTGGCATCGGTCCCTACAGGGTGGTCATTATGTGATGGTACAAGTGGTACACCAGATTTACGTGACCAGTTTATAAAGATCAATTCAACATCAGGTTTGACTGGTGGAAGCAATATACATACACATGAATTATCACATGCACATACAGCTATATCACATACACATACAACACCCAATGTTACTCACGTAAACAGTGTAGCACATGACAATCATGGCTTTGGAGGTGCAACATCCACATCTATACATACAGTTACAGCGTCTAATTCTGACCAAACATTGGCTAGTTCAACTATGACATCGGGATCAGCTAATAATGAGCCTGAGTATGTGACAGTAGCGTATATAATGAATGTGACACCTAAGTTTGAGAAACATGTATCGTTATTATCAACTGAAGAAAGCACAAGCTCAGCATCATATACAGTAAATGCTGACGGTAAGTTACTGTATCAATACACTGCGGGAAATTATTCGGACATAGAAGCAGTATATCTTGAATGTATGATAAAAGATGATAGTGGAACAGCAACGGTTGGATTACATACAGACGCTGATGTTCTTGTAACAGGTGCTGAGGTAGCAACGACAAATACTACGTCAACGCGTGTCAGGAGTGGAAACATATTAGGTGCTTTAGTAAGCGGTACGGATTATCATATAAAGTACAAATCTTCAGGGACGTTGACAGTAAGGTCAGCTAAATTAATATTTGTACAACAAGGCAGTGGAATAACAACAGAAACACAGGTTGAGTTGTCACAATGCTTGAATAGTACAGCGACATATACATTGCCAAACAATTATGGTGTATGGAAGTATGACGCAAGCAGGTTTGATGGTACTGTAACTGTGTACACAGAAGCCACTCTAAAAGCTAGTAACGCAGCAAGAACCGTATATGCACAATTATATAACCTAACAACAAGTACTGCTGTAACTGGGTCTGAGGTTACACATACTGGCGATACAAAAGTAACAAGGGTAAGAAGTTCTGATATACTAGGAAACCTTGTAGATGGTGATGAATATGCATTTCAGGTTAAAGGTGATAGTGGTGAATTGGAAGATGTTATCTGTTGCAGGGTGATTATAGTACAATCAGGCACAGTAACAAAAACTGATTGTTATTTGCCTACTAATACTATCGACAGTTCTACGACATCAACTGTTGTACAAAGTTTGAACCAGATATTTAATTATGACAATTCTAATTGGACGGCAAGTAGTATTAGTTACAGTTTTGAGTCAACAGCTAAGATAGTATCAGACGAGAGTACAATAAGTAGATCGTTTGTGATTGGACAAGTGGATTTTTAGGATATCATGAGCAAAAAAGTATTAAGTCAAAGTAGGTTTTCCGGTGGTATAGCCCCGTCTGAAAAGGAAGGGTTGAAAAGCTCATATTTGTTTGGTAGGTCATTGGATTATAGAAATGACCCATCAAAGTTAACTGTTTTACCAAGGACGGTGCAAGAAACTGGATCAGGTGTCAATGCTAATATACAGCTTATAAATGAAACAGATGTTGTCATATTGTCGACTACAGCGGTAACAGCTAATACGTTTACACGTATACGAAATGCTATTACAATGCCAACTGATGATGGAAATGAACTTGATATATCGATTAATCTAGGAACACAACCTGTTAGTGACTTAATACTGTGGGGTGAGAATATTAATAATTTATTGTATTTTTACGGTAATGGTGGCGGATTGTACACAAGAGACACAGGTACTTCTTGGAACAAAATACGCCAATTCACTGAATCTTCTGGCAATGGTTTGAAATATTTCCCTGAAGATGATTACTTGTATATTCCTAAAGATAAAACAATTGCTAGGTATGGTCCGATAGGTGGTGATCCTATATTTTATGAAAATTTCTTGGATACAATAGGTGTGCCAACTAACACATTTTCGTGGGAGTTAGATAGTAGTAGTTCACAATATGCAACTGTTGCAGATAGTGCATCATTATCACCCACTGGTAGTGTTACATTCGAAACTAACATAAAAATAGATTCAGCACTCACGGGCGGTGAATCAAGATATATACTGGAGAAATCAACATCATACGCTTTGTATTTGAAAGACAACGGAGCTGGAAGCGCTAATGTTATATTGGAATTAACGAACTCAGGCTCGGTTATGGAGACTACCACATTGGTTCCTGGGACGTTGATTGTAGGGAAGTGGTATCATTTAGCAGTAAGTTTTGATTCTACTTCATCTGCGTATACGTTATATAAAAACGGTGAAAAGGTGGACACATCAACTGGAGTATTAACAGATATACAAGATTCTTCTACAACGTTGTATATCGGCACAGATTCATCTACAAGTAATTATTTTGATGGTCAACTTGATGATATAAGGATTTGGTCAGATGTTAGAACACTTGGTGAAATTGTTAAATTCTATCAGTTAGAGCTTAACTCTGCTGATGTTTTAGATACAGCTCTAAATGCGTATTGGAAACTAAATAATGGGTACACTGACTCATCTGTTAATAGTAATACACTCACACCAGTTAACACGCCAACATTCAACACTAATGTTCCATTTGCTGGGTTGCCAGTGGGAGAAGATAGGGTTGATATTGATCAATATGAAAACTTGTCAGGTAACACATATACAACTCCACTTGTAATAAGCGAAGCGAGCACGGAAATTAGATCATTTGTACCGGAAAAAGATCCAAACAAATCAGTGGAAGTTAACATTGCTGCCAAAGGTACAGGTGACTGGACAATAACAGTACATGACAATCAAAATGTGCTTGTTGTGACAAAAACTATTGCGAATGCAGATTTGCCTGTGTCAGGTGATTATGAATTTGTATTTGATACATCATGGCGTCCTGTTGTTGGCAAGACATATCATTTCCATCTAACATCAACTGTTGCAGATGGCACTGTTGTTACTGGGACAGCAAGTGATTTGAGCACGGCTGATTACCATACATATTACCAATATTTGGTTAGTGATATAGATTATCATCCTGCCATGACATTTTTAAATTATGTTGCCTTTGGAAATGAAAGATATGTAGCTACTTGGGATGGTATTAGTTACGATCCACATACACTTATATTGCCATCTGAATATAAGATAAGATCTTTTGCTGTTGTCGGTGAATATTTGGCTATTGGTACATGGAAAGGAACTTCAATCACTGATTTTGAGGAAGGTAAAATATTCTTTTGGGATGGTGTTTCTAGTAATGCTAATGTGATCATTGATATTCCTGAGGGTGGTATAAATGCGATGACAAGCTTTAGAAACAAACTATATTTTATCGCAGGATCAGAAGCGGATACATTCATTTGGAACGGTTCTATTAGAAAGGTTACACGTACACCTAAACTTACAAACGACACACATGTTGAAATATTCCCTGGAGCGTTGTCTATCTGGAAGGCATTGGTTAGGATTGGTGTAGCAGGTAATTCTAACAATACGCAAATAGAGAAAGGTGTTTACACATATGGGTCAAAAGACCCTTTGTACTCTGAATCTATAAGTTATGACTACCCTATATCTTCTGGAACCAGAACAGGGAATGATCTACAAATTGGATGTGTATATCCAACTGGTACTGAGTTGTTTGTTTCGTGGCGAGAAGGTGCTAGGTATGGTGTGGATTCTATTACTCCAGGTGGAGTGCCATATGACACGGCAACGATGGAGTTCTTAATATTTGATAATAACAAGACATTCAAAGATAAACTCGCAATTGGTATAAAAGCAATATTTTCACCATTACTAACTGGTGAATCAATTACATTGAAGTATAAACGCAATCGGCAATCGAATTGGGTTTATAGTACAGCCAAAGTAGGTGACAGTGAAATACAATTGTCATTTAATGTCACAAAAACAAACATGAGGTTTAAAGAATTCCAGTGGGCACTTGATGTAGAAACCAGTGGTACCACACCAGAGATATATAATGTGTCTTTCTTTTTTGATGATCTTGAACAGGAGACATCTGTAATGGAACTATAATGACAAAATCAAGCGGAGTAGTTACATTCCCATCAGTAGGAGGTAAAAGTAAAGGTGGGGCACTTGATGAGAAGATTTTAGAAGAGTTGCGCACACGTCTAACAAGAGAATTAGAAACTACATTAATAGTACCGCTGAAATCACAATACTTACCAAAAGAATTGCAGTTCCAATTGCAATGTGCACCAGACACAACTTCTAGTACAACATTTGTTGATGTTGCGAATTCATTGGCAGAGATAAAAATGAGTGATTGGTTATATTATTCTATGTATCTTGAGGTAATAGGAAAAACAACTGCCAACACAGCAGAGTTTAGATTATACAATATCACTGATGGCAGTTCAGTATCTGTTGGACAAATATCTACGTCTTCCACATCTACAACATTGATTAGATCATCAGCAGTCACAAAGCCTACAATAGGAAATAAAAAAGAGTTCAAGTTACAGTTTAGAATGATAGGTGCGGGTACTGCTACAGCGTTTACATCTAGGATTGTATTTAGATTAAATAATTAGTACAATGTAATTATGGCTATCGATTTTCAAGCAATACAAGAAGCAATGGCACGCAGACAACAACAAGGTGGTCAGGCACCGCAACAGAGTGCAGATGCTCAAATGTTACAAGGACAAGCTGACGCAGGTGCACAAGTACAACCATTGGAACAGTTACCTCCTCGACCAACAGCACCGCCAGTTGATCCAATCATAAAACGCGGAAATGATATTGTTAAAGGGCTTGTACGACATTTGAGGGATATAACAAGACCACAAGGAGCCGAACAGCAACAACAACCACAATCACCAGTATCGGTACAAGAAGCCCCTGTAGGTTTATAGAATCATGATAGAAGGGTTAATAACATTTTTCTTAGGATTCCTGACTGGTTATGTATCTGCGGGAATTACACATCATTTAGATAATAGAAAAGGTGAGTAATGACAGCATCAATCATTGTGATGCTGTGTGGTGTCTTTTTCTTCACAGGGATAATAATTCAGAAAATCTTTTGTAGGAAGAAACCAGTTCCATCTATATTCATAATGTTTGTAATAGGGTGTGTTTGGGCAATCTCTACTATGGCAAGTGTTGTTGACAAAGAATACGTTACCCCATTACCAATACATGGATTAATGAGTGCCCTTGTTGGGTACTATTTCTACAGACCCCCAGCTAAACAACCTGTATGATATAATTTTACTACATGAAAATATTCTGTCAGACCAACGAAAAATACAAATATCAGAAGCTTGGCAACAGCCAGTTAACGTTATACGATTATGGTTGTTATTTATTTAGTCTTGTTAATGGGCTAAATAAATTATTTGGTTGGAGGTTTACCCCAGAATCGTTTTCAGACTTATTAAGAGCGAAAAATCTGTTTCTCGAATCAAACCCAGCATATATTAATGTAGACAAGGTGACTATATTAGAAGATGTTTTCACAGGATATGATTATACTGAACCTGTGGGAGGATCTAACAAACTCCGAAAGTATGGGGAGGGTGCTGTAGTTTTAGGGCGAGTTTCTGCTATATACATAGGTGGGACTGGTTCGCATTTTGTTTTGGTGCTTACCAAGACAGCAACACCTAGAACAGTAACGGTTGTTGACCCGTGGGATGGTAAAGAAAAACAGTTTGGGATTAACAGGATCAAAGGGATACGTGTTTACAAATGTAAAAGATATGGAGGTACAGACACAGCAGAGGTTGAGGCATTGAAAGAGAAAGTTGCTAAACTTTCTAAGGAGAAAGGGGAAACAATACAAAAATGGATGAAAGTATCAAAGGATGTTGAAGCAACAAAAGAAGAGAAGAAAGAATTGGAAGAGAAAGTAAGTGATATGACAGAACGATTCAATAATGCAAAAGGTGAAGTAAATGCATTGAAAAAGGAAACGGCGGTAACTAATACAGATGTTGAGCATGTATCAAACTTTGTTTCGGTCTTGGTCAAGTTTTTTGTCAACCTTTTTGTTAAGTTATTTAAATTAAAAAGATGAAGAAATTCTATGTATCTAAAATATTTTGGGTAAACATAATAACCCTGTTATGGATTATCACTGGAGATACTGCGGTTGTATCAGATGAAGTTATGATTGGTGCATTAGCGGTAATAAACGTAGCGTTAAGGATAATAACACACGAGAAACTTGAATGGTAATTTATGTTTAACACATATCGATTAGGTGATATCTGACATACTTATTTTCCTGTCCAGGGAATCAGGTATCACTTAATTGATATGCGTTAAACTATATTCATTAAAAAGGAGAAATATAAAATGAAACACGGTAAGAAAACTAATGACGGCACAAAACGAAGGGGTGGAAGTCAACATGGGCAAAACACACATCCTAAATAGGTGAAATCCTATTCTAACAAACACCTGCGTGTGTGTATAAAAACACATGCGTGGGTTATATTTTTTATCTGGTATAATATACAAACAACACATTGTTGATACGCGAGGGGGTTGTTGGGCAGATTACTTGGCGTTGCTTTGTGTTGTATATTCAGGTATACATTTCGGTGTTGTACCTACACATTCAAGAGTGTCATTTCTGTGTCACTCTTTTTTGGTGTTTAGTTGATGCCAACTATTTTAACAACTGTAACATTTTCTTTCCCGTGAACTATTTTGGCATATACCTCATATATATATTTATCATTCTCAATCACGTTTGCCTCTTCTAGTATGTCATTAATACTAGCCATTAGGTTGTCTATATCACCTGTTATTTTCCCTTTTCGATTGAATGTATAGGTAACAGAGTATGGGGCTTTAAAGGGAAGCTCAAGACCTCTGGTCTGTGATTTTAGTTGCCACAACATATTGGTTTTGAACTCTTCGTATGGCTTTGATGGGAGAGACATAATTGTTTGCCCTCGTTTGAACAATCTCCTGTTGTTTTTCTTTACAATTACCCGTCCTTTGATTGTTAGTTCTAGTGATTCTTTTTTAATGTCATTTTTTTTGTTTTCAATAATAATTATAGCTAACTAAAAAACATTTTCTGTAGAATCATGCCAATTAGTACATGTATGATCACCGTCATAACATATATCACAATGAATAGTCTATTATTGGTTTTTGGCACTTTGGTTACTGGATGCATTTCGGGTGCTATTGTTGTTATTACTTTTTTCATAATTTATTTAGCTTTAGGTAAATACTTTTTGGGACAGAACTTGAGTAGTTCAGGGCAATGTTCTGCAACAGCCCAACCAGATACTTTCCAGTTAAATAACTTAGGGTCAAAATGTTCAAGGCAATGTTCTGCAACAGCCCAACTATCTTCTTCCCAGTTAAATAACTTAGGATCAAAATGTTCAGGGCAATGTTCTGCAACAGCCCAACCAGAGTTCTTCCAGTTAAATAACTTAGTGTCAAAATGTTCAGGGCAATATTCTGCAACACTACCACTTTCCTTTTCCCAGTTAAATAACTTAGGGTCAAAATGTTCAGGGCAACACCTTGCAACACTACTACTATAGTTTTCCCAATCGAAGTCAGGTGATTTAATTATTGTTTCCCAATCTATTATCTTTTTTTTCATAATTTATTTAGCTTTAGGTAAATACTTTTCGGGACAGAACTTGAGTAGTTCAGGGCAATGTTCTGCAACAGCCCAACCAGATACTTTCCAGTTAAATAACTTAGGGTCAAAATGTTCAGGACAATATTTTGCAACAACCCAACTTTCCTTTTCCCAGTTAAATAACTTAGGATCAAAATGTTCAGGGCAATATCTTGCAACACTACCACTTTCCTTTTTCCAGTTAAATAACTTAGGGTCAAAATGTTCAGGACAATATTTTGCAACATACCAACTTTCCTTTTCCCAGTTAAATAACTTAGGATCAAAATGTTCAGGACAATATTTTGC